ATAGACACACAACGCGCTGTAGCTCAGGGCCAACTTTATGACTCATTCGACGAAGCTGTCCGTCAAAAACAGCTAGAGGTCGTACTGCTCCAAACCGAAGAAGGGCTAGCTAAGGAACTGCTTAAAGCTGAGATGCTTATCAATAACGAACGCGCTAAAGGCGTACCTATAACAGAAGCGCAAGTCAAGGCATACATGGATGCCGTTAGTGCGGCTTACAAACTAACTGCACAACTTAGCTTTCAAGAGCAGCTAATAACAGACACTATCAACGGTGTCGGTCAGCAGTTTGCAAGCTTGTTTGACACTCTTATCCAAGGCACAGAAGACTGGAACCAAGTTCTTACCAGCACACTTAGGAGTCTTTCAAGCCTGTTACTTAAAGCTGGTTTAAGCGCCCTTGGTGGTGATGATGGTAAAGGTTTCTTCAGCATCCTTTCCGGCAACTTCGGCAAACGAGCAGACGGTGGTCCGGTTTCTGCCAACCGCCCCTACTTGGTGGGTGAAGAAGGCCCGGAGATGTTTGTCCCCGGCAAGAGCGGCACGATCATTCCAAATGGTGCCGGAGGCGAAGTAAACAGCGTTGTCAACGTCACCATCAGCAGCGACGGAGGCACAAACACCGACGCCAGCCAAGCAAATGCGCTGGGACGTCTGGTTGAAAGTACCGTTGTTGGTGTGATCCAACGCGAGCGTCGTCCTGGCGGCATCCTGTCGAGGTAAGTCATGCCTGTTTCCTGCACCACTGAGATGACGCTCGGCACGCTTTGCGTGACCGTTGACGCTCAGAAGCAAGCCAGCTTCCGCACGCTGCAACAGCAGTACGGCGACGGCTATATGGCCCGTCGTCAGGACGGGGTCAACCCCCTCAACGAAATGTGGAGCGTGACTACTCCGATGCAGGAGTATGAAGTCACGCAGGCATTGGAAGACGAGATCATTGCGTTAGGGACTGGGTTTTTTGAGTGGACGCCGCCCAACGAAACAGCACCCAAAAACTGGATTTTGGACCCAGTGCAGTGGACCTGGAATTACGGAAGTGACCGTCTCTGCAGCCTGCAGTTCACCCTTAAGCGCTGGTATCAGTAATGGCCGACGATCGGACATTTGAAGATAACGCCGACCTACAGGGTCTACAGGGTGACGCGATCATTGACCTGTGGATCCTTGATCTGCAGCCAATCGACCCAGCGGTGCCACCAGCTGAACGTTACGTCTACTTTGTTAACTGGGTAGTGGCTGATGGTCAGCCTGTTGAGTACGCCGGGATCGTCTACACGGCAATCCCATATAAGGCTGCAGGCTTTACCTACCAGACAGAAGGCGTCCCGCCGAGCCCAAGCCTGACCATCAGCAACATCGGCCTTGAGTTCACGGGCCTGGTGAATGAATGGAACGATCTGATCGGTGCAAGGCTCACACGTCGCCGTGTGCTGGCGCGTTACCTAGACAGCGGCAGCAGCCCTGACCCGAACGCGCACTGGCCTGACGAAACCTGGTACATCCAGCAGAAGGAGACAGAGGGCAAGCTGCTTGTCACCTTCAAGCTGAGTACCGCTTTTGACCTTGACGGTGTGCTGCTGCCCCGTAGGCGGGCGCTGCGTTACACCTGCCCCTGGGTTTATCGCGGGGAGGGTTGCGATTATTCGGGGCCACCTGTTGCGGACATTAACGACAACCCGCTGACAACCAGCGCTGATCCGTTGGTTCAGGCGGTGCTGACGACGCGGGACGCGATCCCACCTGCGAGAGCTGATTATCAAGCTGCGTCTAGCGCCTACGGCACGGCCCAAGCCAATACAGCCAACGCGCTGTCTGACTACAACTATTGGGTCGCTCAGGTCAATAGTTTCACGGGCACCTGGGTCTACGCCGAGACCGACTACCACCTCTTGCCCATCAGTGACCCGTCTGCGACGTATTGGATGGAGACGGCTTTCGGCACAGTCGTGTACTGGCATGGTGCCAGCGTTGGCGCTAGCAACGAGCACCGAAAAGGGAAGTACCGCACCACAGAGGGCAGCAGGTCCTACTACGAGGTTCAGCGTTGGTTCTACAACACCAGCGGCTACGCAACCCTGGTAGCCAACAGGGATGCAGCCCTGGTGACGTACAACAACGCCGTCGCAGCAGAGGCAGCAGCCAAAGCGGTCTACGACACCGAAAAGGCGGACTACGACACCGCAATCAACAACTACAACACCGCCGTCACTAACTGGCAGGCGGCTGGGACGCAGGACGCGAATGATGTCTGCGGAAAGCGGCTTGCGAGTTGCAGGCTGCGGTTCTTCGATCCCGTGTCGTTGGTCTACGAGGACCTGCCCTACGGGGGCTTCCCTGGTCTGACGATATGAACTGGCTCACACCTGAGCAGAAGCGTGAGATCCGCAAGCTGGCGGCCGAGACTTCAATGCAAGAGACCTGTGGCTTCGTGCTTGAAAACGGACAGGTTGTACAGGTGCAAAACAGAGCGGCCAACCCTGTTGAGGAGTTCGAGATCAGCCCGATGGTCTACGCCCACTGGGAGGAGGTCGGGATCAAAGGCGTCTGGCATAGCCACCTAGAGCTGGATGCGTTCAGCCCGTTAGATCAGCAAGTGATGGCGACAGACACCTTGCCTTGGGCTGTCTATTGCTTGCGGACGGACAACTTCATCCAGGCCGACCCTGACGGCATTGCTCCACTGATGGGGCGTCCGTTCTGCTTTGGCATCTACGACTGCTACAGCCTGGTGAGTGACAAGCTGGCCGAGCTTGGCGTCCAACTCCCAGCATGGCCACGGGGCAGGTACGGCGAATGGAACACCCCAGAGTTCCAGCCATTTGATGAGCAGTGGAAACATGTCGGCAGACCTGTCACCGATGGGCTGTACCAGGAGGGTGACATCTTGCTGATGAACCTTGGCGACTACCAAGGGCATACCGATCACGTCGGTGTCTTCGTCAGCCACGACCGCTTCTTGCATCACCCTGCTGAGCGCCAGAGCAGGATTGATCGCTTCGGGAGCTGGTGGAAGAGAAAAACTAGACTGATTCTGCGGCCGCACGCCCTATGGAAGAACTGAAAACAGTCAAGCTTCTTGGGGCTGCGGGGCGGAAGTTTGGACGTGAGTTTCGTCTGGCTGTGAAGTCGCCAGCCGAAGCAGTCCGTGCTCTGATTGTTTTGTTCCCTCAGTTCAAGGCATGGATCCTTGAACAGCACGAGCGCGGTGTGGCCTGGCGCGTGGTGACTGATAACGCAGAGGGCATTGATGGCGAAGAGCTTGACATGGGAACAGGCAGCGAAGTGTTGGTTTTCGCTCCTGTTCTGCAGGGTGCTGGCGGCGTCGGAAGGATCATCCTCGGGGTGGTGCTGATTGCAGTGGCGGTCTTTATCCCTGCCGCAACCTTTGGCCTGACTTCGATGCTGGGCGTCGGCCTGGTCGGTGGCGCATTGGTGCTGGGTGGCATTGCCGAACTGATCACACCAACGCCACAACTGAGCGGTCCCAATTCCAGTGGAGTGAGCAGCGTTTCAGGTACTGAGGCATCGCGTTCAGCGGACCTTGAATCGAACCTCTTCAGCCGCAACCAAGGCACAGCAGGTCAGGGCGAGTGCGTGCCTTTGGTTTATGGCCAGCGGCGCATTAGCAGCCCTCGCGTGGTCAGCTTTGACCTGCGCAACCTGCCAAGCTCCAGATCGGTCACAACGACTGGAACGGCAGGTCTGCTGGGTTATGTAAACGGGGTGACGCTCTGATGGCAAAACGTAAGCGGATCCACGGCGCAGGTGGCGGTGGCGGCGGTGGTGGTGGTGGCAACCAGACGGTCAACCAAACGGTCAACGTCCAGGCCCCTGTCTATACCCCGACCTACACGGCAGACGATCCAGGGCTGAAGTCGACCAGCTTCGCCCAGATGCAGTTCCTGCTCTGCGAGGGCGAGGTCGAAGGCCCCGCTGAAGGCAACAGCATCGCAGGGCTGCAGAAGTCGGTCTATCTCGACGAAACCCCGATCCAGGTCGGTTCTTCGGTTGTGCCGAAGCCTGATGATCTGGTCTTTAGCTGGGGTCGTCCCAGTGCTACGCAGACAGGCGTCCCCGGCTTTTCTCAGGTCAGCACACCGTTTGGTGTCGACACCGAAGTACGCGACGGGCTTCCTGTCGCTCAGTCAGTTACAGCCCCTGAGCCGAACGCTCCGTATCGGGCGCGCGTGCTGCTGACGTTCTCTGGTCTGGTGCGTCAGACCAGCAAGGGCGACGTCTTGGGAACCTATGTCGCCTTGACGATCTCCTACACCGACGTCAATGACGTCAAGCGAACACCTTTTAGCGGGAGAATCGAGGGCAAGTTCAGCGGACAGTTCCAGCGTGAGTTCGAGTTTGCCTTGCAGGGCGAAGGCCCCTGGCGCTTTACCGTCTCGCGGGACACGGTAGACGACAGCGGCCGCAACAGCTCGACTAACACTTACAGAACGGCTTTCAACTTCAGCACGGTGATTCTGAGCCTCGATCAGAGGTTCTCCTATCCCCACAGCTCGATGCTGAGCTTGGGCATCAGGGCTGATCAGTACAGCTCACTCCCGCGCGTCAGCGTGGAGATGAAGGGTCTGATCCTGGACGTCCCCAGCAACTACGACCCCGTCGCCCGCACCTACACAGGCACCTGGGACGGCACCTTCAAACGGGCCTACAGCAACAACCCAGCCTGGGTGCTGAGGGACATCATTGTCCACGACCGCTATGGATTGGGGGCTTATGTGTCCGCCGATCAGGTGGACAAGTGGACGCTCTACTCGATCGCGCAGTATTGCGACCAAAGCGTGCCCGCTCCTGGTGGCGGTACTGAGCCGCGCTTCACTTGCAACCTTGTTCTGCAGACGAGCGAACAAGCCTGGAACGTTCTGCAGCAGCTGAGCAGCATTTTCCGAGGGCTGCTGTACTACGCCGCAGGCAGCATCATTTCGATCCAGGACCGCCCTGGTGCGTTTGTTTATACCTTCAACGAGTCGAACACGATTGAGGAGTTCGACGACAGCGGCAAGGTTAGTGTTGGGAACTTCAGCTATAGCGGTTCCGCGCAACGCGCCAGGCACACGGCTGTCCTTGCCAGCTGGGATGACCCCTCTGACAACTACCAGCCTCGCGTTGAGTACATCGCGGACGAGGAGGGCATTGCCCGCTTTGGCTACAAAGCGATGGACCTACGCCTCTTTGGCGTTACCAGCAGGGGGCAGGCGCTGCGGGCCGCTAACTGGGCGCTGCTGTCCGAGGCGTTACTGACCGACACGGTCACCTTCCGCACGAACGAGATCGGCAGTGCTGTCCGCCCTGGTGATTTGATCAAGGTCGCGGATCCAACCAAGGCAGCCAGGCGCTACGGCGGTCGGATTAAGGCCGTAGTAGGTGATGTGATCACGCTGGACGACGCGCCAGCAATCCCCACTGCGGGCTGGGCTGGCTCGACGTTCAGCTACATGACCGCTGATGCTGCGGGCGAGCCTGTGCTGACTGAGCGCCAGATCGCCTCTTTGTCTGCTGACACGGTCACGCTTGTTGCTAACGCAAGCGCCCCCGTCCCGACGGCCACGTTCCCTTGGTTGATCGAGTCCCCTGATCGGACGGCTCAGCCATTCCGTGTCTTGACGGTCGAGGAGCAAGACGACGGCGTGTACGCCTTCACGGCCCTGAGGTATCGGGAAGACCTCTACAACAAGGTCGACTTTGACACCCCACTGGAAGATAACCAGGACTACCTCTACAAGGCAGTCACCCCTGGTGCGCCAACGATCTCGACCTGTCAGATCATCTGGGATAACAACCAGGCCAAAATTGACACGGCTTGGGAACCGTCAGACACGAACGCCACGCTGAACGGCTTCGATCTGACCGTCAAGGAGTACCGCTTCCAGTACCAGGCGGGTTCACTGCAAGACGACGGCTCGATCCTGTACGACGACGTCTGGCGCGAGATTGCCCGTCAGAACGACAACCGCGAGCAGATCGGCATTGATCAATACGTCTCGACCGATCGCTTCCGTGTGCGCATCTGCGCGGTCAGCCGTCTAGGCGTTGAGAGTGACTGGGTTGAAGCAGCAGCCGACCCGATTGAGGTGTGGTTCCCGATGCCCGACATCGGCGCAGTCAACCCTGACACGGGATTTGGCAACGCCGAGCTCGATCACTTCAACCAATCCACTGGTTCGCAGCTCTTCAACTGGGTGATCAACGTCCCAGTTCCGCCCTATGTGAACGGGGTTCAGTTAAGCGCCAAGCCAAGCAGGGATCTCACTCCCCAAGAGGCAGCTGGCCTCGACGCACCTGACACGGACGGCTACTACTTCATCACCATCGGTGATGTCTCGGACTACTACGGGATTGCCTTCCATGCCACGGTGAACTGGACCGTGCGAATGAATCTGGTCACGACCATCCCAGGTTTAACCGGACAAACCTTTAGGACAGACACCGTCGACGTTCTCGAGCTGTATCCGCCTTCGGTCGAGAACTTCCGCGTGGTGGTTGAGGGCGGCGCCCAAAGCCGTGTCAATCCCAAGCGGTTTAGCTGGAATGTGAAGAGCAACACGCCATTCCTCGACAAATGGCCGCTGGGGTATGTCAGCGATATTGTCCAGTACCGCGTTCGCTACCGCTACGGGACAGTCCCTGACTGGGACAACGCTTTTGAGCTGTTCTCTGATGGCATTCCTGGTAACCAGACATGGTTTGAGACCAACCTGTTTGATTACGGCACCTGGGTCGTGATGATCAAACCTGTCGACGCGACAGGTTGGGAGTCAGAGCTTTATGCGCTGGTGACGGTCAATATCGGCGATCCGTTGCCGACCAACGTGGTGGAACGGGTTGACTACAGGGACTTGGGGTTCCCTGGGGAGCTGACCAATTTTCAGCGCGTAAGTGTCGGCGGTGCATTGATGTACCCGGATCCTCAGACGGATGCGATGTACCAGCTCCCTTATGACGATGAGTTTTACGAGGGCATTGTTGGCAGTGTTCTGCGCCAGATCGATGCCACTGAAACGTCTTATTGGGTCGTGGGAGGAGCTGTCGCTTACGACCAAGCCCAGCTGATCATCTACACGCAGGCTGACGCGACCTATCGATGGTTCGTACGTCGTGTCGAGGGTGACGAGGACCTTATGTACCCACCGCCGCAAACGGACGAGTTTTACGGCGGCTTTGATCAGGGCAACATCGTCACAGGTGCCGGCGACGCGATCGTGACGCAGTCCGTGGACAACATCTTCGCGGTGTACCCAGGTGGCAACGCGGGTTACATGTATATCAGCGATAACACTGATGCCGACGCAGGCTGGCACCCCTACGCCCCGAACGAGGTCCTGACTGCTGGCTATTTCGAGTTGCGGCTTGAAATGAAGTCTCTTGACGGGGTGACGAGAGGGCAATTGTCTGACGCCGACGTGGTGCTGGATTATCCGGATGTCTACTTCACGGCTAACGATGTCAGCGTTGCCAGCAGTGCAACGAGGATCAACTTCCCAGCTGAGACGTTCCGCGTCCTCAAGACTGTGACGATGACGGTGCAGGACAACAGTTTTGCGCCTGGTGTAGCTGTCAATGCTGTGGTGACCGACAAGCAATCGACTTACGTCGAAGTGCAAACGATCGATGCAGCTGGGAACCCTGTAGCGGGAATCTTAGACTTACTAGCAGTGGGCTACTAGAGATGGCAGACGTAAGGGTCACGGATCTGCCTCTGGCAACATCCCTTGCTGATCAGGACGTTCTGCACGGCGTCCAGAATATCGACACGACCGACAAGAGGTTCGAGCTGGCTGATCTCAAGACCTTCTTGGGAGCCAGCCGCGTCATCGCTGGCGGTCTTTTCAACACCTACGACCCGCTCCAGCCTGGCCCAACAATTAACAACCCTGGAACGTTCGAGCCCTTTACGGGGCCGTTGCAGGCTTATACGGCGTCGCCTGCGTCGAACGTGACGCTTGATTTGTTGAACGGTCGCATCCAGCTTGATATGGCTGCGCCGATCCCGACAACGAATCAGTGGGTGGAGATTTACGCAACGGTGAACTGGCAGTCACCAGCCAACAACCAAGTGCTGGGCTTGGGTCTTGGGGACAATACTGGCGTCAACACGAACACGATTGTCCAATCGGTGCGTGAAAGCCCGAACGACACTGAACAAGTCATGCTGCACGGTCATGTGTTTGCGCCGAACCTGGCTTACGTTCAGCTCTTCATGACGAATTACACGACGACGCAAACGCCGTTGATCCAAAGCGTAAACATGCGAGTTTTCGGCCGGATCTAGAATCTCGTCAGAACAGGCAGGGGCCAGTGACCGATCTCCCGAATAGTGGCCAGACCGACTCGATGGATAACGTCGCGGTCACGCGGGAGGACTTCCGTCAGGACATCGGCGAATTCCTGCAGTACACCGCCCAGGCCCTGGGCAACATCACTGGTACTTACACCACCGAAACGATCGACCCGACGCAGGTCATTTTGCGTGGGACTCCGACGCTTGCTGCTGGGGCGGAGGCTAGCGCTAGCGATGTGACGCTTCGGCTAGCAAACACGAGATGGGTCAAATACAACGCGAACAGTCGAGGGACAGCTGCGCCATCCAATCCTGTTGACGGTCAAACGTGGGTTGACCTGAGTCTCGACCCACCGGTTTTAAAGATCTGGGACGAGACCAATCTGGTCTGGGCGGAGTCGAGCGGCGGCGCATCAGTTGAGACTGGAGCGACCCCACCGACTTCTCCCTCGGACGGTGACATGTGGTGGAACACCGACGACGGTCGGCTTTACATCTATTACACGGACGCAGATTCGAGCCAGTGGGTTGATGCCAGTCCTGATAGTCCCGCCCCGCCTGATTTGTGGTCACGGACTGGGACGACGATCAGCCCCGCGATTGCAGGGGATGACATCTTTACCCTAGACGACCTAAAGGTTGGTGGTACGGTCTCTGACCCTAACATTGTTCTGCGGGACGATGGCACTATCAGCGCAAAGGGGCGACTTGGCTGTGAAAATATATCCTTTGTTGGTGGTGCTAACAGTTTTCGGTATGACTGGCAAAACACAATCGGCGAGTCTCAATTAGACCTCGTGGTTGATGATGTCGAGATTTTTAACGCACCACTTTGCCTCCAGAACAAATTAAATTTCCAGTGGTCTGGCTCCGATCTTCAGTTTAATATTGACAATACGGGATGGCAAACAATTTCTACCACCTCTGATTACCGTCTGAAGGAGAACATAACACCTCTTGCCTCAGCGATTGATCGGGTGAAACAGTTAAAGCCTTGCAGCTTTAATCGTAAAGACTATGCACCTGCTGGCACCTCAAGCGATACTCCGCTGTACCGAGGCAGCTCTGACATAGAGGAAGGCTTCATCGCCCATGAGGTGCAGGAGGTTATTCCAAGTGGTGCCACCTACAGCAAAGATTCCGCTGATTGTGTTCAAGCCTTGAACCTGTCTCCGATTGTCTCTGTGCTGACGAAGGCACTACAGGAGGCCCTGACCAAGATCGAAGCCCTCGAAACCAAAGTCGCAGCCCTTGAAGGAGGTGCCAACTGATGACCGTCCTCAACTTCCCCGCATCGCCCACCATCGGCGATACCTACACCGAGAACAACGTCATCTACACCTGGGATGGCACTAAGTGGACTGCCAACAATGCAGTCAACCTGGACGATCGCTATGTCTTCAAGGCAGGTGATGTCGTCACTGGTTCCCTGACCACCCCAGAGCGGACCATCACGGCTGTTGCGTTTGATCTGGCGACTGGTCCCTATTGGACCTGTGGCGCGATTTCGATCCCGAACCCGACCAACGCTGTGGCGGGAATGACTGGAACGATCAGGTTGACTGCTGCACCGACTGGCTGGGGTGCAAAT